GTTACCTCTCTTGTAACATCATTACCATCATCATCTTTAACTGTTTCTGTAACTTGTGGCACATCAACAGAAGCTGTATGCATATATTGTCCTGACCGACTGTGGCTTACCTCAGTGTCTTCATCAATGCCACTGCAAGACCAATCAACCCTATATACTGCACCTGTTTCAGTGACTTTGTGCATGTCCTTGACAGACCATGTAAATGTAATTGCCATATCTTATCCTTCTAGTGTTGCGACTCTTGCAGTGAGTGCTTCTATTAGTGCGTTCTGTTCTTGTATTGCTTTGACTAGGATTGGTACAAACTTGCTGTACTGTAGACCCATCTGCTTGCCGTCACCTGATGTAGATACGGTAAGGTTTTTCTTAGCGGCAGTTGTATATCCAGCGGCTTCCTCAAGAGCTTGGACTTCCTGTGCCTTAAACCCTATGTCCAGCCAATCTTCTTTGTGAGTACCATCTGGAGACTGTGCGTTAAGGTCATAATCTTCAGCAGTTTTATCACCATACTTAGAGCGTTTATCCCACTTGTAGGTTACAGGAGCTAGTGCCTTAACAAAGTCTAAGCCTAAGTCTAAAGCGGTAAAGTCTGTTTTATCTCGTTGGTCAGAAGCTACAGTCCAATCTACTTGAACGTGGGCTTCGGTAATAGCGTCATCACCAAGCACAATTTCATTACTGCCTGTACTAATAGCACCACCCGGACTTCCTGCACGTCCTGCGTCATTCCCAAGAATTAAATTATTAGAACCACTAGTAATTTCATAGCCTGAACTTAGCCCCATAGTAGTATTTTTTGCCCCAGTAACAAGTCTACCTGATCCTGAACCTACAGCTGTATTACCAAGGCCACAATTTGCAGATAAAGCCAGATACCCTATTCCTGTGTTTTCAGTACCATCATCAGTAGCATCACCAGCAAGCGCACCCACGAATGTGTTCAGTGTGCCCGTGGTGACTGATGTTCCTGCGTTATCACCAACTGCTACGTTATACATATTTGCTACACTGGTTGAATTTTGTGTGCTTAAAGCATTTGATCCTATTGCAATGGACCTACAACCATTTGTATCTGCATCTAGTGCTTGTGCACCAAGTACAACATTATTGCTGCCGCCAGTAAGATCATTACCAGCCTCAGTTCCTATTACGACATTGCCAATTCCAGTGAGAGTACCAGCACAAGTAAGTCCACCTATTATCGTGTTGCTGTGTCCTGTGCTTACACCCTTACCTGCCTGATAACCCATAGCCACGTTGTAACTTTGACCGTCAGCAGGTTCAAAGTTTTTTAAAGCCTCATATCCAATAGCTACTGCACCGTCACCATCATTGTTTGTAGCTAACGCATCAACCCCTATTGCTATGTTATACAGCCCAGTTGCAGTAGCGGTTCCTGCATCCATACCAACAAAACAATTAGAATGACCACTTGTTAACTGTTGACCTGCATCTTTACCGATACAAAGATTAGCGTTACCTGTCATAACAGCATTACCAGCAGCGTTATATCCAATAATTACACAGTCAGCTATGGTGGTTGCTTGATCTCCTGCAATGCCGCCAATAATTACATTGCGAAGACCATCGATAATGTCATTTCCAGCATTATAGCCAATAGCTACGTTATAAGCATCTTGCTCCGCATTTTGATTTTCTAATGCCATTGCACCAATAGCTATGTTGTTTGCATGATCATCTTCTGTTTTTAACGCATGATAGCCAATGGCAATATTTGAGTCACCAGAATCTAATGCAGTCCCTGCATCTACCCCAATTAGAACATTGTTTAGTCCTGCATTAGAAGCAACAATGCTGTCTCCTGCGTTTGTTCCGATACGAGTATTTGTGGTTCCACTGGCTGAGTTTGTAATAAGGTCAATTCCAGTTTCAATTTGTATATTTGAATCTGTAATGCGCATACATTCTGAACCATTGGTGTATGTAGCAATAAAACCGTTCTCACGGTTCATAGTATAATTGTTTGCGCCTATTTGGATAATTTCAAAACCGTTGCCAGTTCCAGAGCCGCTTGTGCTGTCAGTTAGTCTTAGATTAGCACCAACTGTTCCTGTGTCGTGGATATGTAAAGCGCTTCCATAAGATGTTGCTGGAGTAGCACCTACTCCAACATTATGGTTAAACGTAGCCGTACCAGCGTCAGACATATCCAAGGTTAATGCAGTGATGTCAGCACCACCATCAGCACCTTTAAAAATCATGTCTTTGTCGTTTACACTTGAAGATATAACAAAATCACTTGATGAGTTGGTAAATTTACCAAATTGAGTACCCGCATCTGATAGACGTACATCTCCACCATCAGCATCTAGAATAATATCACCAGCTACATCAAGGGTCAGATCACCAGAAGACAGGTCAATCTCTGTGCCATCAATGGTTATATTATCTACAACCACACCAGCATTAGCCGTGACTACACCAGCTACACCTAGAGTGCTTGCCATATCAACAGCACCATCAATGTCAACAACATCTAAGTTGGTTGTACCGTCTACGTCTATGTCACCAGAGATGTCTAAAGACGTTGCAGTTAAGACACCTGTAACTCCAAGAGTGCCACCAACGGTCATGTCATCAGTAACGGTAAGATCATCACCTATCGTTAGATCATCAGTGATGGTAGCTGATGTAGTGTTTACACTTACAGCCCTAGAGCCAATATATCCTGCCATTAGGTTATCTCCATATAACTCATTATTACTGAAACTTTGTCAGCTACAGAACAGTCTACTTTAATTATGTCACCTACGTTAGCTACAATCTTACCGTCAAGTACAGACAAAGATGATCCTACAGGTATAGCTACGTCTTTAACAAGTTGTGCCGTAGTGTTCTGTGTCTGACTTGTTTGGGTAGTTGTACTCACAAAGTCTACTGAAGCAGTAACCTGTGAACTGTGTACGTTACATAAGAATAGTCCAAGTATAATAACAGTACTACCAGACTGTACTGTGTATATTGTTTCAGGTGTACCAGAACTTGCTGGTGCTACATCCCGTGTAATTGTTTTAAAAGTGTTAGCCATTGTTTTCTCCTATATCAACCAAGCGCAATGGCTAGGGCTGTGGCATCATCTGTTGTTGCAACTGTACCAGCAGCAGCAGGTAAAGTCAAGGTCACATCTGCAGTAGATGCTGGTCCTATTAGTGTTACTTTATTTGAGCCGTTATCTGAGTCCTCAAAGAACTCTACAAAGCCAGCAGATGTAGCTCCGTTTTTTACAGATACACCTGCGTTAGCTATTGCAGTAGCTGTAAGTGTAGCTACTCCTGTAACTTGCAGAGTACTTGCCATATCTACAGCACCGTCTATGTCTACTGCATCTAAGTTGGTAGTGCCATCTACATCAATATCGCCACTAATATCTAGTGAGCCAAAGGAACCTACACCTGTCGTAGTAATGTTAGATGAACCATTGTCTATAGCACCAAAGCCAGAAGTAATACTACCTGAGTTTAATGCACCAGTAGTAACAATGTTACCTCCACCTACGTTGTGACTTGCAAAGTATGTAGACACTGTATCTACATTAGTCATACGCATAGTTCCAGCATCATTGATAAGGATACCGTCACCACTTGCTACTGCCGTAGTACCTCTTGAAGTATCACCATCAATAAGGTTTATCTCTGCAGTTGTAGCTGTAACACCATCAAGGATGTTTAACTCAGCGGCAGTAGATGTTACACCGTCAAGTATATTTAGTTCTGCTGCAGTTGACGTAACACCATCAAGAATGTTAAGCTCTGCTGCAGTACTTGTTACACCATCCATGATATTAAGTTCTGCTGCAGTAGCAGATATTGCAGTACCATTAAAGTTAATGGCATCTACATAGGCAGTACCATCAATGTACAAGTCTTTAAACTCTAATGAGCTAGATCCTAAGTCTACGTCATTGTCAGTTGTAGGTAGAATAGAACCATTGTTAAATGTAACTTGTGTCTCACCACCAGTAGTAACCGTAATTACATCTGAGCCACTAAAGGTAATGCTAGTGTTTGTATCTGAGTCACCTGTAATACTATCTAGCTGTATGTCACCTGCATTAGTAAAGTTAGAGTCACTTAGATCAAATGTACCTGTAACGTCTAAGTTACCACCTACAGATAAATTACCTGATACATCTACTGCACCATTAATGTCTACTGTAGTTGCAGCTATTTGTACTTCAGTGTCAGCTACAATGTCTAGCTGACCATCTGTACTTGAGTTAATGTACAGGTCAGCGTCACGAAACTGTATCTTGTTATTTGTAGCTACCGTAGTTGCAGCGGCAATATTTACTGCACCGTCAATATCAACTACGTCTAAGTTTGTTGTACCGTCTACATCAATGTTACCACTAATGTCTAATGACGCAGCAATGATTTCACCACTTGCATTAATTGCACCGTCAATGTCTATTGTTGTAGCTACAATTTGTATCTCAGTGTCTGCAACAATGTCTAGCTGACCATCTGCGCTAGAGTTAATGTAGATAGCACTGTCACGAAATCCTACCTTCTTGTCTGTAGCTACAAGTATATCTTCTGCAAGTCCATCAATGTAGGCACTACCATCAATGTATATGTTACGCCACTGTTGACTTGAGCTACCTAAGTCATATGTATCATCATCGTCAGGTATAATGTGTGAGTCAACATCTGCACCAAATACTACGTTGTCACTGGCTGAGTCACCTAATGTAAGTGTACCACCGTTAAACGTTGTAGTGCCTGTTACGGTAGCATTACCTGCAACTGTAAGATTACCACCTACAGCTAAGTTACCTGAGATGTCTGCAGCACCATTCATGTCAATAGTAGTAGCTGCAATCTGTATTTCTGTATCAGCTACGAGATCAAGTTGACCATCAGCAGATGAGTTAATATAAATAGCTGTATCACGAAACTGTATCTTTTCAGTAGAGGCTACAAGTATGTCATCAGAAAACTCAAAGTAGTCTTCGTCTTCCATCCACTTTAGTACACCGTCATTAGTCTCACCGTCAAAGGTAATTGTAATATCTGTAGCTGAAGTAGCTGCACCAAACGTAAGTGTATTACTTAGCAGCTTAGTAATTGCTGCACCCTCTGCAGCAGTACCATCGTGTGTGTGTCCAGAGGAAGCATTAAAGGCAGCTAGAAGTTGGTCAAACTCGTCATTGGAGTCTGCTGCATCAATAATGTCACCGTCTGTATATGTGGACTGCCGTGTATAACCAGCCATTTATTTCTCCTTTAACGCCTTGCGGCTGCATCAAATTCTAACTGAAAGCCTTTAAGTGAGTAAGGCTCTGATGTACCATTGTCAACAACCCTTAGTGCTATTGCAAAGCCACTACCTTCTACTGCCTGTCTTACCAAAGGCTGAGACTGCCCACCGTAAGTAACAGTACCGTATGCTCCTGCTCCATATATAGCAACAATAGAGCTACTATCAAATGGATAAGCTGCAGGTCTTGGAGCATCAGGGTCTTCATAGTCATATCGTAAGAACAAGTCAGAGTTTACTACACCTTCAGGAGCATAGTTAATAATAACCCTTTGGAAGTTTTTACGAATACCTGCATCACCCATAGTTAAGTCAGGTGATCTGTATCTACCGATTATATTGTCTCCATCAAAAGTATTGCCTTGTTCTTGTCTGTACACATATCCATCGTATCCACCATGTAATACATATACTTTACCATCTTCATTTATAGAGTCAGTACAAGAAGGTTGTAATCCAAACGTTTCAGAAAACTCATACCCATCTCTTGACCTATGAGCAATAACACCCTTTGTTGTTTTCTTTGCAGTAGTAGAAGAGTTTACAAAAAATATTCTATACTGTGTCTTGTCAGGTACAATTAAAGAATCAAATTCATCTATCGTACTGTGTACATTAAACAACTGATGTACTGGTGTACTAATACTTCCAAGTTCTACGTCACCAATACGTTCAGTTCCAGCTACAGTTCTAAGTCCATCTCTACCTAAGAATACAATGTCACCAGCAAATTCCTGTATTGTAAACCCATTCATACATCCTATGTTACGAGATATAGGAACTAACTGAAAGTCAGCTATACTATTACCTGACAGTTTAAATATACGTTCTTCACAGAATATAATAAGATCATCACGAAATGGAAACAATCCTGTGATAGGACTTTCTACTACAATAGATCCTGCACCGTTAGCTGCCGTAAAGTCTGTAGCTGAGTATGGTGCAGTAAAAACTATTTCTTGTGGATTACTAGACATACCAGCAAAGAATAAAGTGTTCTTGTGTCCTGTTACAAACTTAGGGTCAGCAGGTGCGCCAGTTCCACCTATGTCAGTTACAGAGTTACCAGAGGCAAAGTATGATGCATTGTTAGCTCCATCTGCAAATACTATTATGTCAGTGCCAGATAAGTTCTGTCTATAAAAAGTATACTTACCTGCACTTGTACGACCTGTATCTATCTGCGTCCA